TGTTGCGATGCGTTCTCGAGAAGCATCCAATCCATTGTACGTAAGGCCAGCCGCCAAAGTCAAATTCGTGAGCGATGACTTTCCACAACCAGATTGTCCAAACAAACTAACAGAGAAAGGGGAGATTCTAAGACCTCCTCTCACTTGTATTTGAACAAATTCAGTCATGTTGTCACGTAACCTATCAAGTCTATCAGACAGAAACTTTCTCTCAAATGTTTCTCCTTTCTTCAACTTGCGGTACAGGTTTTCACCCAATGAAATGGCTTCTTGCAGTTTCACTTCATACGTATTCTGGTCAAGATCGGTATACTCTTCAAGGTTGCCAGCAATAGCATAGCCGTGCATTGATTTGAGTTTAGCATACATCGTTTCGAATTCTCCAATGTCCTCTTCCAAAAAGAAAGAGGAAATCTTACCATTCTTATAGACGCTCCAGCCACCCTTCATGAACCCTGCGACGGATTCATAAAAAGCCTCAAAAACATCGCCTGCCGCCAATTGCTTCTTTTGAACCATAGGGGTAAACAGTTTCACATTGCCAATTTTAAAGTCCAAGTTTGCTGTCGAACACAGTCCAGCCGACACGATTACATTTACCAAATTGGTAAAAGACGTCGCCAGCTTTGAATGTCTGAAAGACTTCCAATTAGAGAAAGCCATGTCAACAGCGGTGTACCACGGCATCCATTCGCCACTCTGAGCGTCAAGGAGGTAGTAACCATCTTCTCGTTCTTCAAAAACGCCAGTCCCAAATGCCTCGTCGAGCATCTGACCAAGAATGTCACCATCTCCACGCGTCCAATCCTCTACGGATCGAATACGGCACAAAGTACGATATAAATACATAGGTATTGACACGTGGGTGTGAGCCTGCAAATACTGAACAATGCACGCAGTCATTGCACGTTTGTTCTTGGCCCCCTTCAAGCTTTCAAATAGACACACAACGTGAATCATCTCTTTCAAATAAGGATCAACACGACGCACAAAGTGTGGAGTGGCATGCTCTAAAACTATTTCACCAAAGCTCTGAGGTTCCAATACAACGACTGGTCTCGGCCACATGCGATATACGCACAGGTACAAGTAATACAAAGAGTACATGCTAATGCATGGTAATGCAAGAGCAGTGGTGCAAGCCCGAATTGCATGCATAAAGAATGCAAACGTAGAC